AGAAGCTGGTAGGAGTGGACAACACGAGTAGCGTGACGCGACTGGAGATGTCTCTCAGGAAGGTCACTGTAGCTGCCCTCAACGGAGCCCTGATGAACATCGTGTTCGATGGTCCAAAGGAGTTCCTGAAGGACAGCTCGACGGAGAAGACGCTCATTGCAGGAGAGCGGATTGATCTAGAGCTCAAGTATAAGAATATCGCTACGACAGTGCAGACAACGGCGCTGTTTATCGAGGGCCTCAACCAGGAGCCTAAGACGAGCGATCACAGCCCGGCTCTACAGAGGCGGCTGGTTCGGTTCAGCTTCCCGAGGAAGTACGAGTTGGACTACTCCTTCGAGCGGAGGATGATGTCTCCCAGCTCTCTCAGTGCTCTGGTCACGTTGATCCTACAGCACTGGGTGAGCCAGGAGGAGAAGCAGACGAAGCTCCTCAACACGGAGGCTAGCACGCTACTACAGTTGGAGCACCAGTGGAGCGTGACTCCGCTACTCCAGTTCCTGGAGAGTCTGGCAGCCCTAGATCCTATAGAGCTAAGGACTGTGACTAAGGTGGGCGCGCTCGTATCACCACTGGCGGTAGCCTATAAGGCGTGGTTGCCTGCTAGTAAGGACATCGACGATGGGTACATCCTTCGGAGTATCGAGGAGCACTTCGTCACTGTCCGCAAGACCAAGAGGGTCGAGGGGAAGCCTACCACCCGGAGACAAATCCAGGAGGTAAGGCCTACCGCAGCGGCTCTCATCAGCGCACTCCTGGAAGGAGAGGAAGATGAGATGGTATGAGAACATGGAGCAGTACACGAATCCCGCTGGTCTCCCTCTGCAGTTCCCTGCCTATTGGGACCTGGCTCTAGTACACGTGTACGACGACAGTGCCACCACCACGGGGTGGGGCAGGGAGTCCTTCATGAAGAACCTGGTGGCTGGTAAGTTCAGGCCACAGGGATACCTCAAGAGGTTCGGTCATGGTCGAGCCTTCGGGATAGTAATGAGGTCGGTGCCGTTGCTCTGCATCGACATCGATGGCAAGAATGGCGGGTTTCAGGCAGCGCGGGTGTTAGAGCTTCCACCCACGCTGGCTGAGACCAGCAAGAGTGGGAACGGGTTGCACCTGTTCTACCAAGTACCCGGCGAGGTTAACTGGCACGAGAAGTATGGGTACGAGGAAGTCCCTGACGTCATCGGTCTCCTACCAGGGGTGGACGTCAAGGCAACCGGGATCGTGTATCACTACCCGCAACAGCGGTGGAATGGTGCAGAGATCGCCTTCGCTCCTACAGGGGTGATGCGGTTGTTGGACTCCCGAAAGCGAACGCTGGAGCTCTCCAAGCAACGGGTTCAGGCGAGTAAGCTGCTGGATCCTGAGGAGAGAGCTATCCTAGCGGACGAGTTGATGGACGAGTTGCAGAGGCCCCTACCGGATGGTCGTCGGAACACGACGCTATTCGCGTGGGGTTGCAAGGCGGATGGGGTGGTCAAGGACTGGCCACTCCACCTGCACCTGCGTGGAGAACAGGCTAGACTGTCCAGCTCAGAGCTGGTACAGATCATCAAGTCTGTTCAGAGTTATAGAAGCAGCGAGTCACCCTAACGGGTGGCTCGCTGTTTTTTCCGGAACATGTTATAATGGACCCAGAGAGCCAGAGGAGGCACCGTGCCAATCGACCCTAGAACCCCCGTGAGTGCGCTAGAGCAGGACTTGCAGTCCCGCTTTGACCCAACTCACCTACAGAGGTTCAGTAGCAACGCTAAGAAGGTAACTGAGAGCGAGTACGTACAAGAGCTCGTGCTGCCGGAAGAGGAACGGGGCATCATGCCCTACACCAAGAGTGACTTCATCATCTCTGAGAACCCCCTTCGAGTAGAGTGGGAGAAGGAGGTTCGGAAGTTCCTCAGGAACCTGTCGACGCACACTAGTCACCGTATCACTGCCGTGATGGTGTACGAGTGGGCAACCGGGATCAAGGTCACAGACCTGCTGGAAGCCGACAAGGCAGGCGAGCTCATCACCGAGGAAGCGCCTGGGATTCGTACGCAGACGAACGCGGGCCGGTTGAACGTGCACCTTAGGCACATCAACTGGGTCCTGAAAGAATATTTTGGTAAGTCATATAAGACAAAGATTATGGGAAGAGAAGTAGGTCGGGCGTACACGGTACGCCAGGAGTTTCGCGTCAAGCTCAAGAAGCCTGCCAACATGACGCTGTGGCCTGACTGGGCAGAGGGGACTCTGAACCCATGACGGGCATGAAGGAGAAGCTCGGCGACAAGTACCCACAGTGGTACGCCCGCCACCGCGTCGTGGAAAACCAGCGCGTCTGGCGACTGCGCATGGAGGAGAACCCGATGAACACCATCCCGGAGTTCAAGAGGAAGCTCCCCAAGACGTGGGACCTAGCCGCCGCGTTCTACCACTTCCCGTCCTGCTACTGTGGATCCTGCGTGGGGGAGATCGGTGTGCTCTCTAAGGCACTGCACGAGCACTACTTCCCCGACGAGCCCTGGATCAGAGGGGCATCGAGTCAGCTTCCAGAACTGCCTCATCAGATACTGCAGCTCCTTCAAGACGTCGAAGCAAAAGTTCTATCGCCCCAAGGTCTCCAATCATAGCACACGTCAGGATCAGGCTACAAGCCATCCTGCTGCGCAAGTCCTTGGTACGGCTGAAGATAGACTGAGCGGTACCTAGGCGCTGGTTCCACAGCCACAGGAGACGAGCATCGTCACTGGTACAGTGCTCGGGCGGGATCTCAGACCGATAGACCCGAGTGACTTCGTTCGGGTTCGTCATTACTCTTCCTCCTGTACTCCTCGTAGATGGCTGCTACGTCGGCCATGAGAGCTTCGACGGTCGCGTAGTCCGACTTGAACAGGATCCTGTCGCAGACGTACACACACCTGTCGCCGACCAGGATAGCCCTGTCTCCGTAAGGGATGGTCTCAATCTTCGTCTCGCTCATTCTCGCCGCCTCCTGTCAGGTCTACCATGTTCAGCTTGACGTTGGCTCGCTGAGCAGGGTGAGTGCCTGCTCGGCGGGTACCAGTGGTGCGGTCCAGAATGATCTTCTGGGCGCGCACCGACTTGTTGACTGAGCCCACGACCCTGGAGTCAGGGTTGTTGGCGTAGTCGAACAGTTGTCGGGCGATCGACTCCCACACTGGGGACTCGACGCGAGAGCCGCCGCTCCACTCGGGGTGCTTCGGCACGAACTCTAGGGCATCCTTGATGCCTCTCCACTTCTTAGCCACTAGCCCCAGTATCCTTTCCAGTCATCTACGTAGTCACCGGAGGGTACCTTGGCTGCACTGTCGTACAGGCTACCACTGAAGAAGTCTAGCTCCCTGGTGGACTGCTCGACGTAGCGCAGGGCGTCCATGATGTGGGAGAACTTGTCGTGGACCGGGTACGGTGACCACTGCTGCTCCTTGTTGTTGAAGGAGTACTTGTAGTTCTCCATGCAGTTGAGGACGAGGTCTGCGTTGGGTTCAGCACCCCAGGCTAGTACCGTCTTCTCCTCGTCTGTACGACCGTTGATGTACGTGTTGTACAGAGCCATACGGACCTGCTGTACCTGTGTGATGATATCAGCGTTCTCAGTACCAGGTAGGCCCTTGGTCGTCCAGATGTTCGAGCCCTTGGCGAGGACGGCGACGTTCGGGAAGCGCTGGCGCATCATGTCAGCCGGGGTCTCCTGGATAGAAACCTCGTGGGAGCTAGCGTCCCACGGTAGGATGATGTAGGCTATCTTGTTGAAGTAGTGCTTCGCTTGTAGAACGTCAACATACTCAGGTAGGGCCAGCCCGTGACCCTCACCGCAATCGTATATGAACAGCTAGTTATTAAACCACTGGAAGGCAATCCACGCGGTAGCGTCGGAGTGGTAGCCTGCGGCTCCGATGTCGAAGGCGACGTACACTGGGTGGTTGGGATCGAGGTTGAATTTTTCATTTCGCCTGTCTGCAATCAGTCTAGTGAGCGCCTCGCCATACACGGCGGCGGCGTCCATCTCCTCGAACGAGCAGTACATCTCCTGCTCGAACATACGGGTGTTACCGAACCTCTTGAGGTACATCTCCTTGTCGGACTCTAGGGACTCCTGGGAGCGAACAGGAGGCAGGCCCGCGTTCCTCATCATCTCGTTGAGGTCGTCGATGGTCCAGGTGATGGTACCAGCGTCCTTCATTCCCTTGGTGACCTCCATTAGCTTCCACAGCGGGTTGTGCCGCTTGCCACGAGGAGTAGCGACGGCCATGAGTCGCTTCCGCTCAGTCTCGACCGAGAGGATGGGCTGGATCCTGGGGATGGGGTCAGAGCGGGTAAACAGTGAGAGCTCAGTGAAGGCGTACTGCTGGTACGACGTACCAACACCACTGTCGTTCGACGCGCCTCCCGACTGGTAGTAGCCCTGCAGCTTGAGCAGGGACTTGTTCTGGAAGTGGCCCTCCAGGGTGGTGTTCTTCCAGCGGACCAGCTCCTCCGGGACGTTATCCTGGAGGAGCTGGAGCTGAACCTTGTTAGTATCATCGTAGTAACGCTTGTCCCAAAGAATGTCCTTGATGGAGGGCGTGTCTGGCGCCACGTACACTCCTGCAGTCTTCGGGTGGTCGAGCAAGTAGGCTACTTCCTCCATGCTCATCGACACGTCCTTACCAGACTGGCGTGGTAGCACTGCAATGCCAATGCGCTTCGTTCTCCAGAGAGTGTGCAGTGCCTGCTGGTAAGGACGTGGCCGGTAGAACCGGG